AGCCGCAACAAGCGTCATACCGGACGTGACAACATCCTCGATTTTGTCAGACGCGGAGCGGGTCACGCTCTGCACTGCGGACAGGGAATCGAAGCCGGAAATCGCGGCCTGGTTGAATACCTGGTTGTCGAAAGCCTTGGCGATAGCGTTAGGAAGACGTTCGACCAGACCGTCATACAGTGCGGCGTAGTCACGACGGAACTCATTGGAGAACAGCTCGATTACGGCGAACTTCTGCGGGGTCATAATCTTCGTCTGGAACGTTGAGTTGCTAACGGGTTTCTCAGCGGATTCAGCAACACGCGTCGCAATCGGGTCACCCGTCACAACAGGGATGGACAGACCGCGCCCAGGAACGGAAATCTGACGCGCAAGGCGCATAACTGCGGATTCGTGCTGAACGCCAGCGAAGATTTCCGCGCTTACCTCGGGCGGCAGCTGAAGCCCCTGGGTGCCGCGGTTAATGTCGTGGGGAGTAGTAGAAAGAGCCATGATTTACCTCCGTTATTGTTTGTCTAGATTTGCGCTGACGAACTGGGCGAATTGGGTGCGGGTCGAAGCCTTGCCCTCGCCCTTCACAACGCGGGTCTTGTCCACAGATGCCGCAGCGTGGACGGGTACTTGGCACGCCTTGTACTCCGCTGCGAAACGCTTCATCGCGTCCGCGTCCGCGCAATACTCCAGCAACCCAAGCGGCACGCCCTCGGATTCGGCGATTTCACGCGCCGCGTTGTGCCGTTCGGCTTCGGCCTTGTACTCGGCAAGTTCCGCCTCGGCTTTCTCTGCGCGTGCTGTTGCCTTTTCCTGCTCGGTCATCTGCGCTTGCTTCAGCGCGGCAAGCTCCTCTTCGGCGGCAATGCTCTTCTTTGCCCTTGCCTCCCACTTCCGCGCCTCTGCTTTCCAATCGGTCTCGTTTTTGGCTTCGCCCTGCGGCTCTTCCATCTGCTCGACTTCCTGGATGTTCTCGTCTGCCATAACAGACTCCTTTCTCCCCCTGCGGGGCATTAAAAAAGCACCCCTGCGGGTGCTGTAGTGCGCTCTAAGGTGCCATTCCGTGCGGACTGGTAACCTAGAGCGTTCGGGCATTTTGCCCATGAAAAAAGCCGCCCTGAAAGCGGCTTGATTCGCTAACGTGATGCCTTATCGTCTATGTAAATGTCGGCGTAAACCTTACGCGGGTCATGCCCGAGCATACGGATTGCCGAGGGGTGGTTCTGGTTCACGAGATTAGGCACGAACCCCGCGCCCTTCAGCCTTTTAATTGCCTCGGCTAACCTCGTGCCGTCCCTGCATGTCCACAGAATCACGCACGCGCCGCGCATCTGCTGGGCTTTCAGCCGTGCAATGAGCGCATCGTTCAGCTTTCCGCCAACCTCCAGCGTGCCGTCGTAGTCAACCGCGATAATCATGTCAGGCCGTTCTGGTACCGCATGACTATGAGGTCTTCGTTGTAGACGCTCCATGGAATCGGCTTCAACCCCATAGCCTTGCGCTCGGCCTCGCGTGCCGAATGCTCGGCCTTTGCCTTGGAGATTCGCTCTTGCAAATCATCGGGGTATGGCGTCTTCCCGCTTGCGTTGGCACGCCTTGCGTTGTCGGCCCCGTAGTACATGGACTTGTAGTCTTGCAATGCACTGTACCCGCTTATGCTGTTCGCGTCGGCGTGGTACACGGCTATGCAGTTGCAGTCCCTATGGTAATGGTCGGGTTCGCGCCCGAGCGCCGATTCCCTGGACACGTACCACGCGCCCTGCGATGCAAGCATGATGCACCAAGCGCACGTCTCGCCGACGGGAACGCGGCACCACTTGCCGCCGACAGTCCCGCGGTCGTAGTCCCGCCATAGGTTCTGCGTCCCCGTCTCTCGGACGCTGCTCATTATCTCGTCGCGGAGCCAATCGCTGAACACGCCCTGGGCGTTGCCCGTCTTGATCGCGGCTGTTTTCGCGCCCTCTGCGCGTTCCAACAAAAGGCTTTCGTCGTACTGCTCCAGAACTGCTGGGTCTACCTCGACCCCCGCAAGCTCGCTGCATAGGTCGTACCATTGGGCGCCCAATTCAGAGCCGAGCATCTTGAATTTCTCAGCGACGCGGACGGCCTCTTCCACTATCTCCTCATAGGTCATGGATTCGTCCAGCTCGCTTAGGAACTCTTCGACCGCCAAGTCCTTCAGATGCCCCGTCACTTGCGCGAAGCTGCTAATCTGCTCGTAATTAGGCGTTGCCATTTACGCCGTCCAGAAGACCCGCAAGCGAGAACGACGCGGAGTTGCGCCGAATCTCATTCTCGGCCTTGCGCCGTATGTCCTCGCTGAAGCCGACCTGCTCGAAGAACACATCAGTTCCCGCGAACCCTGGGACAACAGACGCGAGCTTAACCATGGCGTCGGTCTGAGAGACAATCGACGGCATAGCGGGATTGCGGAAGTTCGGCGTGAAGTCGCGGTACTCGTCCGGCAGCTCATCAAGCGGCACATCCAATTGTGCCGCAACCGCCATCTGCGCAAGGCTGCGCATGGTCTCGCGTGCGCCGTCGTTGAAGTCCTCAACCTCGATGATTAACGGCTCCGATGCCGCATAGATCGCCTCGGCTGACGCTGGCTGGTCGTGGATTACGCCCAGGGTGCTAATGGGAACGTTCGTCTCGCCGCTGAACCTCGCCGCAAGGCTGCGCATATAGTCGGTGTGGGGTTGCATAGAGCCTTGCGAGAGCTGGCCGAACTGCGGCATGTCCCCGTTCTCGTCGCGTCCAACCGCGAAGATGTTGCCGATGTACGCTTCCCATTTGGTCTGTTGCGCAAACGCGTCAGGGTCAGCGCCAAGCAGGTACTTTTGCGGAGAAGTGAAGAACTCCGCGCTGATTTCCGTTCGCAACGCCTCGCGCACCGCCGAATCCGTGATGCTCATAACCGCACGGCTGATACGCGACTGGCCGAACGGCTTTCTGAACGTTGGGCGGTACGTGAACGCCTCCATTGTCGGACGGCCCATGTTGATGTATTCGATGAAGTAGTCCCAAACGATGCCGTCAGGCGTCCAAACATGGACAACCGCATAGTCGGCGTACAGCGTCATTTCGGCGGGTGTACCTTTGTAGAACTTGTCGATGGTGAGGCCGTAGGCGATTCGGCCCTTCGCGTCATCCCAACGCGCCGCCGCCGTCTCCGCTGAATGGAGGTCTATACGGGCGTTGCCGCGATCATCCACGCCGACGGTGGCGAAAGAGCACGAATGGATTAGCGTCGACTGCACCGCTTGGCGGTACTTGACTTGTAGCCTTGAACCGCGTGAGATTCCGTCGAGTACGGACTGAGCGTCTTCCGTTCCCGCTGTGAACCCGTCGAACCTGGAGCGAACAGCCATCGAATCGACGGCCTTTTGGGGCCAACCCACGACCGTCTCGATGTTCGTTAGCTGCGGTGGGATTGAGATTCCGAAGTCCTTCAGCACGTTCTTGCCATTGTAGTAGCGCATACGCACGAGGTTGCGCGTCAGCTTGCCCTGCCAAAGATTCAAGAGGTCGTAGAGCATATCGGCGTATGGCTCTGGAAGACCGTACATGTAAGGAACATTCATCACGGGCGAGACTTTGCGGACGGTTGTCCACGTGTCCGGCTGCTTCGTGTTCCTTACAATCTCGGGATAATCCCCAGTCGGATATGTGCTCGTATCCATCAGAACACAACCGCCTTTCTTTTCGGATTGCGTTTCGTCTTCATGGCGCCCCAGTAGGCGAGGGCCGCTGCTTCTATCAGCGTCGCGTCGGCTTCGTCAGTTGATTCAAAGCCCCAGCCGCCGTTAGCGCCGATTCGCCGCTTGATGCACTTGGTTGCCGAATCGTTCAGGCCCTGCTGGTTGAAATGCTCGACCTTGCCGTCCTTGACCGCGTTGGTGAATCCTGAGCAAGCCGCTATCATGTCGGCGGCTTTGGGCCGCAGAATCGCCGTGTAAGGCACGCCCGATTCCAGCAGCCTATCGGTAAGCGCCTGGGCGTTGGATTGCCCGTCTATGACGATTTGGGCGGCTGTGGTGGCTTTCTGCGATAGGTCCTCTACGAACCACGACAGGCCAGCGCCCATTGAGCGCGAATCTTTGACGTACACAAAGGGGACTTCGTTCTTGTAGCAAACCGCAACGGTGCCAACCGCTCCGTCAGGCGAGAACTTGACCGCGTAAACCGCAACGCCGTCCCTCGTTGGCGTTTCGTTCGCGCAAGCGTTCCACGCCGCCACGGGGATAGGGTGTGTCGCGGTTGATTGCTTGGGCCAGAACCCCAAGTGCTCCCGTGCGAATGTGTCCGGGGACATTACCCTAGCGTCCTTCATTAGAGCAGGCTCTAGGAGCTGGAACCCCAACGAAGGATTAAACTGGTACCATCTTTCAATGTCGAATACGTCCCCTATCTCGGGCGCACTCCATTCGTGGATGCACGCACCCGTGTACGGGCTTTCATGCAAGCTCGACCTGATAGCCGTGAACTTCTCGCCTTTGTACACAGACGTAGGGTCTGGAACGGTTCCCATCAGTATTGTTTGCGGGGAGCCAGTAGGGGCCGCAGAATTAAGCGGCGATAAAGCCGCGTCTTGTGCGTCTGTGTAGCTTTGCGCCTCATCAATAACAACAAGATCGAACGTGCCGCCGCGTCCCATGTCTGAGTTTGCGCCGCGCGTCCTGAACTCGATATGCGCTCCGTTTTTCAAATCCAGAACCATCTGGTTCGCGCTAGTCGTATATTTCTTGACCAACGCGTTAAGCTCTGGGAATTTGGCGTGCGGGTCGTTCTTTCTTTCTCCGAACTTCACCCGCAGCCTGTCAAATGCTTTCTTGGCGGTTTGGTACTCCTGGGCTGTATGGAGTATCGACTCCCCACGATGCACAA